TCGAGGTTGTCGTGGAGCAGAATGCTGCCGGCGCGCCGGTCGTTGATTACCTGGCGTCGCAGAACATTCCTGTGCTTGGCGCGACGACCACGGCCAGCACAAAGCGTGCAATCATTGAGCGTCTGGCGTGGGCGATTGAACGTGGCGAGATAGCGCTGCCGGACGACGACTACGTGCTGACGGAGCTGGAGCAATTCTCGCAGCAGCGACGCAAGGACGGAACATACGAGTACTCCGCGCCAGCCGGCGTGCACGACGACTGTGTAATGGCAATTGCGTGGGTGTACTCGCGCGCCGCCGGCAGAAGCAGCGCGATTGCCGAAGCGATATGGTGACCATCAAGACGGCGTACGGGACGACGAAAGCGATTGACGCTGTGGGCTACGTGACGCGCCCACATGCGCAATCGCTCCATGCCTACGTCATGCGCTGCATCACCCTGCGCGCAAACGCTGTCGCGTCGCTATCCTTCCTGCGCGGTGAAGAGCAAGCGCCGTTCCCGTCGCGCTTGTACTATCTCTGCGAAGCATCGCTTTGTGTGGCTGGCGCGTTCTGGATTGAACGCGCCAGTATGCGCGTGCTCAACCCGACCGCGATGCGCGTGGAAGGAGACGCTGCGAGAGGAATCACCGCTCACGTCTGGCAGAGCGGCCAGTTCACGCGCCGCTACCAGCCTGACCAGGTGATCTATGCGCACACTTGGTCTCCGACGAGCGACATCGGGCCGGGACTCGCGCCGCTGAAGGTCGCCGAGACCAGTGCGTCTACTGCGCTGGCCGCCGAGCAGTTCACGCGCGCCTTTTTTGAACAGGGCGCGCTGCCGCCACTCATCATCACGCCGGAGGACGGCGCGCTGACTGACGCTGACGCAGAAGCACTGCGCACGACCTGGCAGCGCCTCACGTCGGGCGTCCGCAACGCATGGCGCGCGCTGGTGCTCAGGCGCAACATGCAAATCAAGCCACTGGACATCCCGGCGCTTGATAAACTCGCCATGTCGCAGGTTGACGAGATGGCGTTAAGGCGCATCAGCGCAGCATTTGGCGTGCCGGTCACGATGCTGACTGATGCCGCGAACTACGCCACCGCCGCTGAGCATCGAATCTCGTTCTGGCGCGACACGGTGTTGCCGGATGCAGAACTCATCGCAGAAGCCCTGGGCTTGGCGGTCAACTATGACGACATTGAGGCACTGGCCGAGGACGTAGGCGCGCAGCGCAAGAGCGTGATTGACCTGTACCAAGCTGGCTTAGTGACGCGCGAAGAAGCGCGCCAGATGCTGGGGTTCGAGACAGAGCAGCCGGTTGACGCTGCGACGCAATCTGCGCTGCGCGAACTTGACCAGTGGAGACGCAAGAGCGAGGCGCGCAAGACGTTACTTGCCGACTTCTCCCCGCGCGATCTGCCGGATTCGTGGGTTCGCGCGGTTAAGTCACTTGCCGACCTTGGCCGTTCGCCGTTTGCCTTCGCGCGCTTTGTCGAAGCGAAGGCGCGTCGCGTTGATCCGCCACTCGACCGCGAACGCGAGCAACTCGCTGCGCAGATGCTGCAAGTCCTTGATGACTCAATCTCGCTGGACGACCTGAGCTACGATGAGCAAGGCTTCGAGAAGCAAGCGCGCGCCTATGCTGAGTCCTTGTTGCTCGCTGTTGCCATCGATCAAGCCACCGCTGCAATGCTGTCGTCTGCTGCTTTTGCCGACGTGGAGAAGGCGTACGACTTCGCAAGCCAGTGGGCCAAAGACTACAGCTACGAGCTTGTTCGCGGAATCAACGAGACCACGCGGAAGCGACTGCAAGAGCTATTCACGCGCTCTCGCGCCGAGGGCTGGACGCGCAATATGCTTGTTGACCGAATTGCGCGCGTGTTCGGCCCGCAGCGCGCGGAGATGATCGCCACAACTGAGGTCACGCGCGCTTACTCGCAGGGAACGGAAATCGCGCGGCAAATACTTGACGAGTCCGGCCTATCGCTCGTCCACGTGTGGAGAACCGCCGCTGACGAGCGCGTATGCCCGATCTGCGCACCGCGTGATGGGCGCGAGCAAGGCGATGGCTGGGACGAGCTGCCGCCTGCTCATGTCAGATGCCGATGCTGGACGACGCTTGAGCAACCGAGGAGACGCCGCAGATGAGTAACACCATTGTTCGCTTAAAGCTGCCGCGCGTGTTTCGCGGCCAACTCGATCTCACGCCTGCGCTGCTGTACCTTGGATACCAGCTGCGCGACGCTGTGAATGTGTATCCGCCGCGCAAGCCAGGGATGCGCATTCGATGGAAGAGCGAGCGCCAGCGCAGATACGTGCTGGCCAACGTCAGGCTGCCCTACCGCAGAACCGGTTGGCTTGCAAAGCAATGGTTCGTCACGCCGACCAGCAACGCGCAGGTGGTCGTTCGTAACAAGGCGCGCTACGCCGCGTTTGTGGTTGGCAAAGCACAACAGCCGTTCCATCGAGATCGCGGCTGGAAGCGCGCGGACGAAGAAGCAAGTAAACTGGTTTACAATCGCACCGTGATGCGCGAGTTCTCGCGCATCATCGAGCGGGAGCTGAAGAAATGAGATTCACGCTTGACACAGATCTTCCTGTTGTTGAGCGCGGCGAGTGGGACGGAGACGCCGCGCGTGAGCGCATCCTATCGTGGGCCGGATACGAGACAGAGGCAGAAGAGGACGTGCGCAACGAAGCGCTCGACCGCGCGGCGCGCTTGTTCCTGTTCAGGCGCGACGAGTCTGCGACGAAAGATGATTTGGTCGCCCCTTGTGGCGACATCGTGGACAGCAATCCGCGGCTGGTCACATCCGGCATGCGCTTTGCGCTGGCCGCCGTGAATGGCGCGCGCGGTGGGATTGACGCGCCCGAGGAGCTGCTCGCCCGGGCGCGTCGCGCGCTCGAAGAGCTTCTGGACCGGCAGGAACAAGAGACAGAGACGCGCTCGTTTGCCGTGAAGGTGTATGAGAGCGAAGGAAAGCTTTACGCTGAAGGTTACGCGGTTGTGTTTGGCGGGCGCGACCTTCACGGCGAGCACTTCACGCGCAAGACCGACTTCGGGTCGGAGCTTCTCGGATTGAGCAATCCGCCGCTTCTCTACGAGCACGGCATTCACCCTGATGTTGGGTTGAAAGTGATCGGGCGTGTGGAGCAGATGAATACCGACGACATCGGCGTGCTGGTCAAAGCGGAACTGGACCGGCACAGCAAATACATCGAGCTTGTGCGCCAGCTTGCTGAGCAAGGCGCGCTCGGCATGAGCACTGGCGCGCCCGGCCACCTGGTCTCGCGCAAGAGCACAGGCGAGATAGAGCGATGGCCGATTGTTGAGGTATCGCTGACTCCGACGCCGGCTGAGCCTCGCACGCTTGGCGTAGAGATTGTGGAAGCTATTCGCTCAATCGCGCTTCCAGAGGCTGAGCTTTCGGCGGTCGTCACCGCCGACAAAGGCAAGGCGGATGCGCGAAAGGGCGTAGCGAAGGAGACTCCTATGTTTGTGACCGAGACCAAGACAGTAACCTTGCGCGACTTCATGAGCGCCGTCGCGCGCAAGGATGTAGAAACTATCAAGGCGCTAGGCACGGGTTCTGGCCCGTCGGGGGGCTATCTCGTGCCGGAGACGCTTATCCCCGACCTGTTAACCGCTGTGAGTGAGCAATCCATCGTGCTGCCGCGCGCGTTCGTGACCGACGCTCCCGGCACGGTCCGTCAGCCGGTCGTTGACTTGAGCAAAGGCGCTGCCGGCGTGTTCGCCTGGTATGGTGGCATCAAGTTCACGTGGGTTGGCGAGAACTCGGCCATTGCTGAGACCGAGCCATCCTTCAAGCAGTACACACTGCGAGCGCTGACGATGGCCGGCATCGTGCGCGTGAGTAACCGGATGCTCGCTAGCACCACGTTCGACGCGCAACTGCGCCGGATGCTCGCCGAGAGCGCTTCGGACTACCTTGATCACTACTTCATCCGCGGTTCTGGCGCGGGCGAACCGCTTGGCGTGCTGAATGCACCAGCGCTGGTGAGCGTGGCGCGTGACACTGCGAACCAGTTCAAGCCGGTTGACGCAGCGCGAATGCTGGAGCGGCTGATGCCTGGCTCTCTTGGTCGCGCCGTGTGGCTGATTCACCCGACCGTGTTGCCGCAGCTCGTCCAGTTCACTGTTGGCAACACCCCGGTGTGGCAACCGAACTGGCAGGAAGGCATTGCCGGCACGCTGATGGGCATCCCGGTCATCCTGACGGAGAAGGTCAATGCGCTTGGCAATGCCGGCGACGTGCTGCTTGCTGACTTCTCGATGTACGCTGTGCAACTTGTGCGCGACATCGAGGTTGCTGCGAGCGCAGATGCCTACTTCGAGTTTGACCAGACGGCGTATCGGCTGACGGTTTACGCCGACGGCACGCCGCGCGTGGTTGACAAGGCGAAGTACATCGGGACGAACGTGGAAGTGAGCCCGTTCGTGAGGCTACAGTAGGAGGTTGACATGAAGCCGACCGACTTTCTGAACATCGCCGGTCGCCTGCCGGCGCAGGC